TCGAGGCAGCATAAACGAGAGGCCCTACGGGGCCTTTCCCACGACACACAGGAAATAAACAAATGTTTACAGTAGAGACCGAAGACAATCATACGAAGGTCGTCGCTCTGGATGATAGTGGTAAACACGAAGACATAGAGATGTACATAGAGCACGATGGTCGTGTGTTTATCAGGCAGTGGGCCGAGGATCTGAAAGAATACCAAGTGATAATCTTAGCGTTCAATCAGTTCATGTCCTTAGTATCGTGTATCGACTCAGAAGACGGTATGTTTACCTTGGAGTTGGACAAAAGAAGTAAAAAGTAATTGTGGAGGGAACGGCTGTCCAGACTAGCCGATCACACTCGTTCCCCCCTGATACCGAAGTATCCACTGGTACACATAGTTACCCGACGTCACATTTGCAAACAAAAAACACTGATCACCAAAGCGACCAGTGCTAAGTTAGAAAGATATTCGATCACCGTACCTTTCGTTGTTACCAGATCTACTTGACCATCTGTTGGGCAGCGATCTGTGTTTTTTTGACTCTGTTTCTAAAGCCGTTCTCGAAGTGTTTCCACGCCTCAATACGCTTGTAAAATGCCAGACGGTTCTCAGAGAACTTCTTGATGAACTCTGTTTGATCCATTGCATTGATTGCCGCGACTGTCTTGGGTCCTATTAGACCATCAACTACTGTACCTGCCGTTTCTTGGGCAATTTTCACACTGCGTCTGGGACCGCTGTGAACACTGAGATCGAAAAGTAAAAGGTCAGCACCGTCCACGAGTTCGTCTGCGCGTACTCGCGCCCAGTATCTGTCTTTATAGATTGGTGCCACGTCCTCGATAGTAAGGTTCTTTATGTCTTCTTTAGTGACCTCTCGTCCCACCCAGTTCTCATAGGTTTTCTTGGTGACTCCAAAGTTAGTTGCGCCACCGTTATCTCGGGGATCATCAACGTAGCCCCCTTCTGACTTGAGTATCTGTGCTAGACACTCGATCCAGTTATCTTTCATATTAATACATCCTATTGCAAAGGTTGGTTGGACAAAGAAAAAGAGGCAAAAGATAGCCAACCTCTTCATCTATTGAACCCTCTCATCGCTCGAAAACCGAACGAACTGGCGATTGAGGCATACATTCCCCAAGTCACCCAGTCAGGGCATTGCTCCAGATTCTCGAAGCCTTGAGCCATAAATGGTTGGAATGCAGGGACAAAATTGGCTGCCAGAATAAGGACAAAAACACCTGTCCAAAGTTCATCTTTATAGCTGTCTTTCGAGGCGTTTATAGCTGCCTGTTCCCAGTTGATCTCACCTGTGGCGAGTTTCATCTTAGTCTCTGCTTCGGCCTGTTTAACCTTGGCTTTACTGTCGATGAAGGTGGTGGCTAAATTAGCTACACTAGTTAAAATACCAATCATTTGCTTTCCTTACTGTGTGATGAAGAAGTAGATAACGGCTCCGGCTGCACACAGTCCCAATAGGACTACACCTGCAATCGTTGTCGCTTCTATAAACTCTTGTCTTTCTCTCTCAGCCCTACGACGCTCTTCTTTACGCTTGCGCCTTGCTTCTGCTTGATAGTTCAACCAGTCCTCCTTTAGACCTGCACGACCTTGGTAGATCATGACTTGCATTAGTTGTTCTTCAGTCTCTTTGATTTTCTCAAGCGCAAGGAACTCTTCAAGATCTTGCGCCTGTGTTTGTTTTAACTGAGCCATAAACCCAGATCTCTTCTTGTGTACCCTTTCCTCTAGCGCCGATTTGCTTGCAACAATGGTCCCGATCTGCGAGGCGCAGTCGGCTAAAGATCTTCCGTTTTGGAGGAAACTTTTGACGGTGGTAAAGGCGGCGTTGCAAGCGGCGAGTTCCGCTAACATTTGACTAGTCGATTTCCCTCGTAGCCATCTTATGAACATCGTCCCTGATGGCTTTTATGTTTTCGTCTATTCGAGCCATTGCAATCGCTTGGGTAAAAACCATGTCTTCTAGTTTGTCCAAGCGTTTGCCTAAGTCACTTAGTTTGTTGGTGTTGCGTTCAATGTCCCCATACATCATGGAGACAACCCAAACGATTGCTGCGCCTTGGGTAATTAGTCCAATGATAAGGGTGATGGGGACGCTTTTCGATAGGTGCCAACTATCCTCGCTCATTCAGTAGGGCCACTTGCTGCTACATGTGCAGCGTAGGCTGTCTTCATTGCGTCTGTGAACACTGGTGTGCAAATCGCAACCACATCCGCATCCTCTGCAGATAGATCAGCGTCTGGAGCGACTACATGTCGGTGGAATGAACGGCTTATCTCTTCGTTGTCACGCTTGATTATCGTGGCGGTGCGTACTTGTACGACTGAGAATGTTCCGTTGTTTACGACCTCGATTTTGTCGTTCATTGTTTCTTCTGTTAATGTTGCCATCGTTTATCTCCTATATGGCTATTGGACTGACTACCCATGATCCACATGGGGTGTTATGTTGCTGTTTGGTATGTAATTTGTCCTATCATATTAAAAGAAGTTCCCAGATTAGTTCCTATAAGCGCGTACCAAGTTGTATTATCGCCAAGAGCATAAAATCTTAAATAGCTACTACTACTATTATATATAACAATCTGGGATCTAGACCCAGGAATGTCTACATTGTTATACATTACACTTCCTGAACCTTCTTGTACTGCATTAAAAGGTATCCCCCCTAAATTAAAGGTACTTCCGTTTGGACTAATTAAATTAGTAATTTCAAACTGAAGAGTAACCTGTCTGCCAATCTTTGTGTAAATACAATTAGCTGCCTCATGATTTAAACCTGATGCACCTTGAGCAGCAGTAGGTGTCCAAGTCCCCTCTTCATAATCGTCAAGTGTATTGCTCGTTGCATTCCCTGCGACTGCATCAAAGACTACACCGCCTGAGAGGTAGAGGTCTTTATAACGATAATTAGTATGACCAAGATCAAGGGCGTTATCTAATATTGAACCATCTCTTAATGGAATAATACCATTTGTGTTAAATTGAATACCAGAATGTCCAGATGGGCCTTGAATATACACATCACCAAGAAATGACCCAATACTACCCACAGTGGAGCCGTCTTTGGCAAAATCAATTATGCTTCCATCACTACTTTGCCTATTTAATCTAACAGGGTTGCCACCATCTCTTGCTACTTCAAGAAAACCAATACTGCCACGAGCAACTATGCCAGTGTCAGAAGATGAAGTTCCTACTCCTACTGCCGCTGTGCCCACAAGCAAGTTACCGCTGCTTCTTTGTATTCTCATAGCCTCTGTAACAGTATCGTTTACTATTGTAGAAAAGACAGGATCACCAGTTGAGGGATCAAGACCTACATCAAGACCATAAGCCGCTGCACCAGAAGCCCTTTGAGTAACACGAAGTATTCCTAGTTTATTACTACCACCAGAAATATCTAAATTAGCATCAGCGTCATTAACGCCAATCCCAACCGATCCGCTGCTGTTGATGGTAAGTCTGTTGAGGTTTCCAGAGCGTAGATTTAAAGTGTCGTCAGCGTTATTGTAGTTAATACCACCAATGTTTGTGTCAGCAGCATCGCCAAAATCAATAGCCGCTACAGAACTAGCCCCTGCTTGAATGTTCATTCCTGAAAAAGCAGTGCCAGTAACAGCTACACCAGTTGCGGTAGTCTCAAACTTAGATACGTTGTTATACCAAAGAGATACTTCTCCATCTTTGACAAACTGAGCCATTGTTTCAGCATTGTCAGAACTTTTAACATAAACCCCTGCATCACCTTGTAAAATTAATCCACCAGTACCTTGGTCTGCAATACGGCTATTTGATCCATCATGGTAAATTTGTAGGTCATCATCATCACCCATGCGGATCTTATCGTTATCGCCCAAGTCCACCGTCTGTGCATCGGCACTGTCGATAGTTACTGTGGTTCCAGAGACACTCAAGTTCCCTGCTACAGACACATCACCACTTGCCGTGAGGTCATCGACGGTAAGTGTTCCTGCGATGTCCTTGTCTGCACTGTCTGCTAAATCTCGTGCTCTAGTCATTAGTTAGCCTCCAATGCTTCTAATCGTGTTGTCAAATCAGCTATCTGAGTTGCTTGGGTTGTACTTTGAGTTTCTAATGTTTCAATCTTGGCTATTGCTTCTTGCAGTGCAGCCGTTAACAATGGCACTAGTTTGGATTGGTCAATACCTTGCATATCAGGAACGCTGCGAGTTCCCATAACTACGGCTGTTGTTTCACGCCATTGTTGACCTTCTTCTAAAGTCTCAGGCTGCTCAACATTGCTGCTATGAATGACTTCATCAGTTGCCGCAGATACCTCATTACCTTCTTCATCAAGAACAGCGTCTGTGGCAGGGGTATACACATCACCTTTAGCTGCAGTAACCTCATATTCCTCATCTTTCATAGCGTCTTTTTCGCCAGTAACTGCTTCTGGAACTACTGTCGCAGCCTCGTGTGCTAAGAAGCCATCAACAGTTTTGTCTGCGTCTGCGATAAAGTTGAAGCGTTTAGGAGCTAATTGTTTAACTCTTGTGATGCCATCGGTGACATCTGTTACATTTTCTTTGAGGCGGTAGTCTGAAGAGGTAGCATAACTTGTTGATGTCCCACTTGTTTCTATTCTACCAACAGCGCCATTTCCGTTATAGAACTGTATTTGATATCTTGCTGAAGTTCCACTTCTGGAAAAACGCCTTTCTCCTGAGTCTGCACGTAAACCAATTCCATCAGCACTACCGTCAGGTAATGAAGTACATCCTATAAGAAAGTTGCCTGACGCGTCCAATCTTGCTCTTTCCGAGCCGTAAGTGAAGAACCTTTGAACATTGCTACCAGTCATAGCAATAAAAGTGTCAGTATCGTCTGTTCCTACAAAGTTACGTGCCATAACATTATTTGACAGGAAGAGGTCTTTGAAACGTCTGCCGCCAGAGCCGCCAATATCAATAGCGTTGTCTCGATCTGCTCCAGTATTATTAGCAGGTGCTATCTGATTATTGCCAAAACGAATTAGGCTTTCATCAGGATTTCCAATATACACATCACCACCGTTAGACCCAATACTACCTATAGTACCATCCGCATTTTGCAGACGTATAAGTTCACCGTCATCATTTGAGCCAGAACCAATACGTTTTACAAACAAAGCCGTCTGTGAATCTGATGTAGTAGTAAGTGTGCCGTTTGCCCTAGCTTCCACACCTGTATCAGCGTTGCCCAAAGAAGTTGTACCCACAAGTAAGTTACCGCTGCTGTCGATGCGCATGGCTTCTGAGAGTGATGTGTCAAACGCTGTTGAAAAAGTGAGAATGCCGTCATTTGCACCTGCACCTGCACCTACTTTAGTACCTGTGATTCTAGCTAGACTCCCGTTGCCATTTTCAAAATCTATGCTACCAACATTTTCACCTGCATTATAAAGTTTAAGGTAAGTTGTGTCTGAACTACTGTTAGTTGTCGCTTGTATTTCTAAAGGGCTATCAGGCGAAGTCGTCCCAATTCCAACGTTTCCAGAAGAATCAAGGGCAATCCTGTTAACACTTGCAGTTGCGTCCTGAATAAAAAGACTACCTGCTGAAGATGATACAAGAATTTTATAATCTCTATCAACAGTACCACCTGCAGTACCTATTTGAATCCCTGCTGTAGCACCACCAGTTGTCGCAATGTGCAGTTCTTCACTAGGCGAACTCGTGCCAATTCCAATTCGATCATTCGTAGCATCGAGCGTAACCCCTGCAGTCAACAAGTGTGCATCGACGTCACTGTCAGTATATCCTGCAGCTACTGCAGCCCATGCGTAATCTGAGCCGTTCCACTGTAGATACTGACCGCTAGTTGCAGAGGCTTGATTGAGGTGGAGGTCAACGTCACTGTTTGCATACCCTCCAGCTACAGTATCCCACGCATAATCGGAACCGTTCCACTTAAGGTATTGACCGCTAGTAGCACTGGATTGGTTGAGGTGAGTGTCTACACTGCTATCTCCGTAGCCACTACCACCGCCACCAAGCGGCTCAAACCGAGCGTCTGCTTGTGTCTTAGTGTAGTGGTCGGAATTAGTGAAAACAAAAGTACCAAAGGCAATGATGTCAATGATGTCTCCTGCAGCTGCACCGGATGCCAACACAATGTTAGTTCCTGAAGTCGCAGTGAAATCAGTACCGACTAAAAGTTTAACTCCATTGAGCCACACGTCTACAAACCCTGCATCGTAAGTCACTGAAAATGTGGTTTGCCCTGCAGTCGCTACATATGTCTGTCTCTCACTTGTACCGTTGACTGATGATCCTGCGTTCACCCAACCACCTGACGCATACACTTTTAGAGTATCTGATGCGGTGTCAAACCAAAGATCTCCTAGATCCAGAGCCGAACCGTCTGGGTCTTGTGTTGGTGCAGTTGCTGCAGCCCCTAGATACTGGTTTTGGAATGTTGCTAATGTAGATGCCGCTGAAGTAGCTGATGTAGCCGCATCAGTAACTGAGGTGCCTATAGCTGCCAAGTCTGCAGCCGCTGAAGCCGCTGATGCAGCCGCATTTGTGGCCTGAGTTGTTGATGTAAGCGCACTTAAAGCGGCATTTGTTGCTTCAGTATTCGCCGTAACAGCACTTGCAGCCGCATTATTAGCATGATTAAGCCCAGTTGAAGCGTGGGATGCTGCTTGTTGCGAAGATCCTAATGCAGCAACTTGTGCAGCCTCTGCAGCATTCTTAGATTGAGTTGCTGAAACATCTGCAGCATTTGCTGATGTAGCAGATGCAGCCGACGCAGCCGCTGATGAGGCACTATTAGTTGCTGAAGTTGCCGCATTTGTTTCGGAAGTAGCGGCCTGATTAACACTAGATTGGATTGCTGTACTGTTAGAACTAGGAATCCCAATCTGCGAATAGAATGATGATGACATGTTTGTTAATCTCCATAGACTACGGTTGGTCGCATTACCTGATTGATGCCTGACTGTTCTGCAGAATAATTATGTTCCTGCATTTCAGCGAGAAACTGCCCTGACTTCTGTTCAAAGATAGCGGCTCGTTCATCCATAAAATAATCTGCAGCATAAGAGAGTGCAGTATATGTCAGGATATCTGAGGCTGTTTCAGTCAGCGCATTGCTGTCAGCATCTGTAGCGAGAGTAGGAAACTCACGATAGTAATCTAGGAATACCGTTCCAGTAGTTGGTTGTGGGTGTAGTAAGACTTGAACACTTTGGCGACACATCTGTCTTGGGATGCCCAGTTCTCCAGTCTTTTGTGCTTGCAGCATCTCATGATGGGGTATGCGTGTAAGAGCATTACCGTCCATATAGATACTTATGATTTCTAATAGATTGACAGGTAAAGTGATCTGTGAAGTCTGACCGGAGATGGTATAAGTTTGTTGAGCCTCCATTGAAGGATTTCTCATTACTCTCTGTATTCTGGTCGTTGCCTGATCGATGAAAGTATCGGCAAGCGCATCAGGGCAATCACTTCGATTTAGAAGGGCCAAAAAGTGCGCCCTGATTTGTCCTTTGTTCATAATTAGGTATACCTTCTTTTAGCCTTTGTTTTCTTCTTCTTAACAGGCTTCTTTGCAGTCTTAGCGGCTGCGCGAAATGCAGCGTCAGTCGGAGCGCCCTTGTCGCCCTTCTTACGCATCTTTTTTCCAGACTTGCGTCGTTTATTGATGTTCTCATATAGGCTCATGTCAGGTCCTTCTCGATTTCATTGCTTTCTTTTTCGCAGTGGGGCTTAATTGATTTAAGTGGAACAAAGGTTTGCTAGTTGCGGTATGTCTTGCACCAGTGTGCAGCATTCCGTTTGCCATTTTGTGCATAGAACCTTTATGTTCAGTTCCGCTTCTCAAATAGTGTTTTACACCTCTTGCCATATTAGGTCCTTCTCGACTTAGCACCACTGCACTTCCATCGTTTTCTCGATAGGTTCAGAGGTGAGTTGGGGTTCTTTGCTGCTTTCGGGTGTTTCTTCTTCTGCGCTAGTGATCGAGCACAGTAAGCGTCACCCTTCTTCGTCCCTGCTCGGACTCGAGGTCCACCATCTTTTGCTTTCCCCGATTGACCGTAGGAAACACGTTTGCCACTTTTTGTGACTTTGACTTTTGCCTTGCCTGTTCTCGGGGTAGCCATTTTAAACCTTCCGATCTGTTGCCATGAACATGTCTAGGTTTTCTTTTTGTAATCTCGCTACGATTTCCTTGCCTGTTGCTTGCCAAAGATCGAAACCTTCTCTCATCCACTTCTCAACAATGACAGTGGGAATCGAGGCAACTCTATGAAACTCGCCCATAGGTCTTGATGTACTTTCGTTACGAGCATCTTTCAGATCATCTAGGAATTTTTGGGAGATGTTCTGGGTGTGCTTTCTTGTGACGTCACCTGCTTCGAATAAGAAGTCCGTATTGGACTGTGTGAGGTCTGTAATATTCTCTTTTGTAGACTTTAGTAACATTAGCTGTCCTTAGAAATAAAAAGGACCGCACCAGACACAAAGTAAGGAGAGCAAAACCCATGTATCTAGTGCGGTCCATAAGAACCGAAGTTCTATTCGGTATTATTAAGTAAGAGCGTTAATCTGTACGCTATCACCGAAGTTCATATGCTTGACGGACATCTCGCCGACGACAAAATGCTTGTCTGAGTCACCGTCCTTAGCAAGAAGTGTTCTTGTAAACGGACGAAGTGTACATGTCTTGAACATCGACGGATCGATCAATAGGGCATGTGTTGCTTCTAGGTGTCTATTCAACACCACACGATATTCACCGTAGGGACTAACATAGAGGTCTATCGCATTAACGAGAGTTTTGCCTTGAGCAATCTCACGGTTACGACCAGAACTTGCAGAGAACCCTGCTACGATCTGAGCGTCTGCAGGTTTGATCATGAAAGTGTCTACGTCTGAGCCGTTGTTGTATGCAGTTTGACCTGCAGACAATAGCATTGCCTCAGTTAAAGCCGCTGAACCACCTGCCTCTACTGTAGAGATCTGGTTGATAACACTCTGTGCTTTACGCGCTGTTGAAGAGTTACCTGCTACGGCTGCTTGGTCGGCACCCACGAGCATAAATTCTGCATCACGCTTTATTTCCTTGAGTGCTTTCCCCAACTGATGGGCTGTTTCCTTCGCCCTGCCGTAAGTGCCGACAGCGTCTGCAGTTGCAGAAACTTGAAATGCTTTCGTGAGGATTTGTGTATTATTCGTCCTCTCTACCGCATTCGCAAGCGTCGCCATTGACGCCGAGGCCCCTTCCACGGCCGCGTTTACTCCGGCATTTGCCAAAGAATCCTCAAGCCATGAGAATGTTCGTGCGCCGACTTTCTCGTCTTTGAACATGGTCATCGCAGGTGTATCAAAGGGAGTTATGTCTGTTATGATATCTGCAACTGACTCTTTCAAACCAACTTGGTCATATGAAGTATAAGTTGTCATTATTGTTTCCTTTCAATGACTTACGTCATTAAATTAAAGTTAAGATTGAAGTGGAAAGACTATGTTTCCCAACGTGCCATTAATGCTTCTGTCACATCATCCATACCACCGCCGAACTTTGGATTATCTCGAAGTTTTTGCCGTGCCTTTTCAGCGTTGGCCTTCTTAATCTGAGTTTTGGTGGGTGGGGATTTCTTAGAACTCAAAACTTTGGTCTTCTTTGTCTTTTTGATCACTTTTGCTTTTGCCTTCTTTGATTGGGCCGTTGCTTTAGATTCATCATAAAGACGCGCCTTGTTAATCAGCATGATCACATTTGGATCTGTGTACTGATCGACTTCGTGTTGAGGTAGACCGTTCTTGACTGCATACGTCCTGATGTCGTTGTACATGTCGTTGCCCCAGTCTGGCATTGTGTCCTCGAGCACACGAATACAATCTTTCGCGGCTGCTTGAACTGCAGACTGACGCTTCGCTTGCATATCTTGCAGCAAGGCGTTGCTTTCTTCTTCGAGGAACTTTACATCCTCTTCGGCCTGTTTCGCGTCCTGTCTCAGTTGGGCAAATGTTTCCACGTCCATCTGTGACTGAGCGATCATCATGTCCATATCTGCATATGGCTTTAATCGTTCTTTAGCGCGATCTAAGAGTTTCTGGTATGACGCTGTAGTCCTCACAAAGTCTTCCTCTGCGATTTTACGTTGGTCGGCTAAGTCTTGAGACTTTCGGGTGAGAGATGCTTCCTGACCTGCCAGTCGTTTCAGATCCTTTACAGATACCTGTTGAGTCTCACCGTTAACTTTGACTTCGACCATTGTATCGTCCGAGGCGACTTTCACTTCTTCAGTGTCTTCGTCTTCCTCTTCGTCCTCGTCGTCGACTTCTTCGTCTTCGGCTACATCTTCCTCTTCGTCAGGGTCTGCTTCATAATCTTCAACTTCTTCGAGATCGTCTGCTTCCTCAGTTTCAACTTCTTCTACGTCTGTCTCAGCGACGTCTTCAGTTGTTGCCTCCACTTCTTCGTCTTCAGATGGCTTTTCAGCGTCTTCCCAACGATTTAGGATGGCGTCAGCCGCGTCACTGAGATCCAGTGCGCGAGGTTCAGATTCGGTCTTTTGCACGTCTGACATGGTGCTATTCGTCCTCTTCTTGGCTAGTGTCGCCTTGTTCTTTAATGCTATCTCGCACCGCGACCTTATGTTTAAAATGGTTCACCACGTCGACTAATGCTCGATAGTGGCGATAGGAAGTCTCACGTTTTTCAGTCTCGTGAGGCTCAGTGTTGACAAAGACTTTGAATGCCTCGTCAACAAGTTCATTAATAGTGACGTTGAAAGTCGAGGATCCTAAGATTTGCTCGGCATCATCGCCCTGTTTAATCATTTGCTCTTCTTGTGTAGTCATGGTTTTCCTATCCGTTAGGGCTTGCTATTGCTCGGACGTCTTCAGCCTGTCTAGCGATCTCGAGTTCTTCGAGGTTCACCATTTCTTTATGCTGTTGTTGGCTCTCTTGGAGATCCATCTTGTCCGACTTAAGGGCGTAATCTTGCTCGGCCTTGAGTTTATCAAGTTCGAGTTTCATACGACCAATCTCTGCTTCATAGGCTGCTTTCTGTTCTGCAACCTGAGTTTGACGATCAGAAATCTCCAGTTGCTTCTGCGCCATTTGCATTTGCATCTGTTGATTTGGATCTGGTTGTGGTGGTGGGATCATCTTAGGATCTTTCAAGAAGTCAGATACGTTCTTGATCCCTGACATATCTAGGATCTTGGCAAGCATCTGATGCTTCTGTTCTGGTCCGTACATGCCGCCTAAACTTGGGTCCGAAGAGAACAGTTGATGAAACGCCAGATACTTCTGGATCTGTGTCTCCTGTTCACCGTAACCGAGGTTGAACTCAACCATCACGTCACGCTTGTCAGTCCACTGTGCAGGTGTAACTTCCACATAGTTACCTGCTAACTCAACGATCTTTTGCTCTGTCTCATTCTCTACGCAGATCTGGTAGACCTTGAGAAAGAGAGGCTTAAGAAAGTTATTAGCGAAGTTTCTAGCAATGATCTTTTGTCTTTGTTGTGACATCGAGGCCAGTTGTTCGACCATTGCGGCTGAGTTTTGGTGACTGATGGCATCCTTGTTTAAGCCTTGGCTAAGACGTGAGACGCCAGAAGTATCCTCTTTGTCTTGGTCCAACATGCTAATCGTTTGGAACACAAATGGATTGAGGCTTGCTTGTGGCATCGGGTTGATTGCGTCGGGCCTAGTCACATTTACAATGCCGCCAACGCGATTGTCGATGAGTTCGCGTGGATTCGTAAGACCACCTTTGACCACTGTGTATCTAGGGTTGTTTGTAACCATAGCGTGATCGAGGATGGAGCGTGTCAGAACTGTACGAGCATTCTGTATCGCAACTAGTTTGTCAGCAAAGTTATTACCATGGAAAGCATGTGGAATAGGCAAAGGCACGAAAGCCACGAATGGCAATCTTGAAACCTCTTCACACTCCAACAAAGTACCACCGGACTTGACGATACGATAAAGAGAACACACGCCCTCTCCGTACTTATCGAGTTCCATAAAAGCCTCGACCACTGTTACCTGTCTGGACATCTTTTGGTTACTGTTTGCATTGAAACCACGGTCTGCGCCGATCTCGTTAAAACGCGATAAGATCTCTGGATCGTTGTCGAAGTCATTGTCTTCGTCGTTGATGTCCATGACTACGTCTTCGTCATAGCCCATCTCGATTAGATCGGAGAGTGACTTCTTGGTTCTGTGTGCCAGAAACATAGCACTTTCTAGTGACTTACACTGGGGTTCAATGAGAAACTCTTCGGGTGCAACGGCTTCTATCTTGACCTGTGATGTGTCTCTGTAGATCCGTAGTTGACCACTGTTTAATCCATATTCTTCGTCTGTCTCGATTTGTTCGATCTCAGTCATCTCGTCTGCAAGACGCATGTCGAGTTCTTCTTCTGTAAGATCCTCGATGTCTTCTAGGTGACTGTCTGTGCTTTGGTCCCAGTAGACTTTACACAGACCTGCTCTGGCAATCAGACCATCGTGAATCACGGTTTGCATCGTTTCGAATAGATTATTTTGTCGGTGAAGGACGTAATCTGTGTACTCAGTAGCTAAATCAGCCATCTGTACGTCATCGACATTTTGAGGTGTGAAGCGAAGAGTTTTGTTACCTGTGCTAAAAGTCTCGAGTAGTGCAGCCTTCATTGACTCGACGGCATCGTAGACGTCCTGACTGACATACTTTGAGTTACCGTCATGTGCAGGTTTAGGTAGATGGGCTGAGTAGTAGTCCATAACCTTTTGGCGTTCTTTAGACAGTTCACTGTCGTAGTAGCCTATTGATCGTCTCAAGTTCTGATCGACTAATGAGAGGATCTTCTCGTCATCAAGTTTTTGTAATTCTTCTGATTTCATATCTAAACCATCTCAATGTAAAATTCATCGACTGCATCTATTGGTGTCCACACACCTTCGTGAATGTGATTGGCGAGTGCTAAACTCATCACACAGTCGTCATAGCATCCAGATTCAGCCTCCATTCCACCGCTATTGTTGACGATGTATGTGAGCATTTCTCGGATAGTGACCTTGTCGTTAAGTTCGATTGTTCCATCCCTAGACGCTGCTCGAAGTTCATCGATGACCAGTGGTTTAGTTTTGGAGGTGGTTGTGAAACCGAGTTTTACGGTCTCTTTATCTGTAAGTTTATCAATTTGGATCTCGGTGTAGAAGTTTGGATAAGCCATGTCCTTCCCGAGCCTTGTGCAGGTCAGTATGCCGTGACTGTTGTTCTCTACGATTATGAGAGCCTCGTTGAAGAACTCACCGAGAGCAAAAAGAACTGTTGCAAAGTAGTCAGGATGTACTCTGGCTCGATATGTGGCTACTTGCCTTTTCTTCGAGTCCAAGACTTGCGCGACAGACCAGTCGCCACCAGAAACACCCATCGCAACATCTGCGCCAATAGTGTATCTCTCTCCGGCATCATGTTTCTTGTAGAGTGATAGTTCGCCTCGAGGATTCTCTAACCACTCATCGCCTTCGAGCGCCAGTCGATTGATAGGATCTGGAGCATCGTCGAGAGCCTCTTGTAAGGTCTCTGGGCTAAACACTGGTCTACCAGTTGTGAGAAAGGCTTCGTCAGCCTCGATAGGATACTCTTGTCTAAATAGATCAATTCCGTTCTGAGCGATCTTGCGTCGTCTAAACATGAGTTGCTCATCATCGAGTCCATACTTCTCAACTAGTTCTTCCTCTTCTAGTGTCTGTTCGAAGTTCTTAGGAACTGGTTCCCGATAGTCGGGGTCCAAATGCCAAGGGATGAACACTGGGATGTATCCGTTAGTTCCCTCGACGGCTCCTCGCCACAAGTCATAGAAGACACCACTAACACCGTTAGCCGTGCTCTCTACAAAGATCGCAGTTCCCTTTTTGTTTGGGACCGCTTGTGTGAGGCCGTTCCAGTTCTCTAGCGCCGTGGACTTAGACCAAAACGCTATTTCGGAAGCATGAACATGGGTTAAAGTTTCACCTCTACCAATACTTTCACCACCTGCCGTAGCCACAACATAAGAACTGTCTAAGACATCAAATGTAAGTTCACGGCGAGATGAGTATTTAGTGTGAGGCTTGAGTAACTCAGGACAGTTCTCATGATAACGCTTAGTCATGTCGAACAAGGCTCTAGTACTGTCAGAATGGTGAGTGATCACCAGTGCCTTACAAGCCTTACGTTGAGACACATTGTGGTAAAGATAGCCACCGCAATAGGTGCTAAGACCTTGCTGCCTCGCCTTAAGGATTATGATACGAACTTTGCCCTCGGACTCTAACTGTTTGTCCACTGCATCTTGAAGTAACTTCTGTGCAGGTTTGAGATTGAGAGACTGTATGTCTCCGTCTTTAGTTCTAATCTTTAGGGCTGATTTTGCGTAGAAATCGAAGTCATCAAATAGTCGTTGTCTGACTGCTTTAAGTTTCTTGTCCATCTTGCTCTTCTTCTTCATCGCTGTCTAACAGCGACTCCAAGAAGGCTTCGGCCTTACCGATTGTGACTTCGCTCTTAGCGGCAGGTTTTGTCTTAGTAAAATCCAAGACCATTCGAGCCGCTGTAAGGCGGTCTCTATTCTGTGCAGGTTCGCGCATTATCTCGACGGCTGTCTTCAATGCTTCGACTGCATACTCGTCGTCGATATCGTTTTCTTTAACCATTATCGCAACAATCCTTTCAGCATCTGCTTTTGCTTGTTTTCTGATCGGCTTGATCATTTCTGCAGTGTAGCCGTCGGGAGTTCCTCTTGGACGTCCTGCATTTTTCTTAGGCTTTGTTGACCATTGCTTTCTCAATGCTCGGCCTTCTGGTGTAGACATAAGTTTGGAGAAGTAGTTCTGACTTCCCTTCCGTGCCATGTTTGGGTTCTTTAGTTCCTTCTCGGGTGCTTTCTTCCGAGGGTTCTTTGGTGCGCCCATATAAGTCTCCTTATGTAGAAAAGGCCCCGAAGGGCCTCTCTTAAGCGGTTAGAATCAGTTTTGTTTAGCCGTTCGTTTTGCTTTTGATGATTTAGCCTTACGAGCGGCTTGCTGTATCTCTACCCTATCTAAATATGGCTTGAGGTACTGATCTGAGAGTTGTTTGTCTTTAAGATTGCCTTTGGCCTTACTTATAATAGACTTTAATTTCTTCACAGAGTCTGATCCTAAGTTCAGACGCATATCACCTATCGCCTGTCTTAAAGTTGCTTTATCGACAGTAGATGCCGAGGATTCATCGATTTGAGCGCCTAAATTGTCAAGAAAAGCGTTGTTTGAGTCTATTCCATCTTGTACTTGAGGTGATCTTGGAGAACTGCCTTTTGGAGGCTTCGGTGCTTTCATTCCTCTAACACCACCTTTGACTAAACCGATCACCGTAGTAAGAGGTCCTCCAGTCTTGCCCATGCTTCCAGTCGTAAGCATTTTCCTATAGTCGGCAATGGCTTTAAGCATTATGTCAGCATCTGCACCACCTAATTTTTGGAACCTAGCCTCTTGTTGATTTAAAACATCAAAAATCATTTGATCTATCTGAGAGGGTTCCATACCTTTCATAAGTTTTGGATTTACTTCGTTTATACCTGCGTAGACTTTGCCTCTTGGAGATTTAGGGTGTGGATCCAAACCTAGGTTATACTGAGCGACGTAACTCTCGTCTTTTTTCTTTTGTTCCGCTTCTTTTTCAGCGTCTGCCTGTTGCTTGGCGGCTGCCTTTTGATCAGCGGCCTCTTGTTTCCGAGCGGCAGCCGCTAGTTTTGCGGCCTCTTTTGCATCACGAGCCTTTTGCCTTTCAGCCTCTTTTGCATCACGAGCCTGTTGCTTTTCGGCTTCTGCTTGCTGTTTGGCGATTGCCCGAAGTTGTTCTGAACGACCTTCGACTTTGGGTCCTGTCGGATCGTCCAACCCTGCTTTATTTTGGTTCTTCTTAATGAAGGTGTTTACCTTACTTCTTCTGCCTGTCACGGCGTCGATTGCTCGACCACCTACAACGGCAGGTATCTGTATTGCTAGAGTTTGACCTCCAGTAGCGGCAGCCGCACCCATGTTGATGTTTCCTGTGAGCAACCCTGCAGGAGTGTAAGACCTACCAAGACGAGGGAGAGGATTAAAATTATCTGTGAACTGTGAAACACCACCTTTAAGACCTGAACTATATACTTCGGTGATGACATTAGATTTACGAAGAGCATTTAGTAGTGATCGTCCTTCATAAGTGTTTCCTACTTTCTGTTTAACAAACTCGAGATTTTCTTTCGTGACCGTACCAGAAATTTTATTGTTTGCTTGGCGTATGGTTTGTTTAAATTTGGCTTCTGTTTCTGCGTCTGCATTCTTTAATATCTCTCTCTTAAGAACCCTCATATTCTGATCAATGTCAGCCATTACTCGACTTCTTGAAGCCTCAAGAATGGCGTTTGCGCCCTGTTGAGACGACGGATCTACATTACGACGGTTGAAGCCTTCACTAGTTGCAATCTCGTCCATCATCCTTGCGACATCACCTGCAGCCTGACCAGTCTCTGGGTCTAAGTCTGCTTTTGGTCGGAATACAGTTTCACCTGCTTTATTCACGGTGGAGATGGTGGTGTTGATACCTTTTGAAAGTGTGGCACCTACGATACCTGCTTCAGCTACTCGTGTGACAATCTCTTCTGGCACATACTCACCGCCTTGGACGGCTGTACCACCAATGACGAGACCTTCTTGTCCCATCTCTTGAGCGCCTTCTCGTAGAACTCTAAGCGTAGCACCGCCACCTTTTAGAGGCGTAAGTTCGATGATGCCACTAGCTATCGCTGTCGATAAGTCAGTAATAGTTGCTTTAGGGTCTATGCCCTTCTCTTCTTTTTCGGCTCTGTTGGCACCAAGTGCTTGGTTGACACCCAAGAGTGTACCACCTGCAGCTAGAGTACCACCAACGATTGGCGCACCTGCCATAGCTGCACCTGCAGCCAAAGATGTCCCTGCACCGACTGCGACCTGTGGAGCCGCTTCAGTTGCAGAATACAACAAAGACTTACCTGCACCACCAATATCACCCTCTTTCAAGTTCTTGATGATACCGTCTGCATTTTCTGGTCTCTGATAGTTCAGGGCTTCGGCTTCGGCTTGGTTCTTTTCGGCTATGTCTCGACCAACATTCTGCAGTGTCTCACTGCCTGTTAGTTCACCTGCACTTTGGATACCTTTACCTGCTAAACTCTGGGCTTGGTTGAATCCGTACCTTGCTGCACCAGACAGACTTGTGTCAGGAGCCTCAGTTTGTGCCGCTTGTGTTTCTTGAGCAAGTTGGGCTTTCAAGGCTGCCAACGCACCTTTTTTATTCGGGCCTGTGACTTTAAATGTACGTCCATCAGGAGCCGTAATTTTAAATGTTGGCATGTGTTAGCCTTTCTAATCTGCAGTTTGCTCGACTATGTATTGACCATCGTCTGATCCAGAAGCCTCATTAGCTATCGAACTTCTTGTTGCTTCGACAGAAGCGGAAGACATTTCCGGTGGAACTTCTTGTCCTGTTGCTAGTCTCATTTGAACTTTTGTAAGAGCATCAACTCTTTCATTAAGCCATGCCTCCCAAATTGCCTCGTCTTGGTAATTCTTAGGTGCAGGAGATAAGAAGAGTTTCATCTCAGCGTTAGAGATCGCACCTTTTGTATGTGCAACACGAAGTAAGGCATCATCGACTTTGACCTTAGATAGGATCAATCGACGTGCGCCGTCTTCGTCACCTGTGAAGTTGTCGAGGAAAGATTTAAAGATACCACCGACGCCTGTCAGGTTGCCACCTGCCGCTCGGCTGTCTGCGATTGCTTGGAGAGCACGTTTATAGCTGTCCATCTGAGAGTTCATACCTTCAAATGTCTTAGCGTCTTTACCTTTACCTTTAGCGGCTGCTTTCGCGGCAGCAAGTTTCGTAGCCTGATCGGTCTTATACTTTTCCATGGCTGTCTTACGGTTTGCATCTTGGATCGCTCCGTACTCTCTAGTAGCGGCACCAATGCCGTCACCTTGTAGACCACCGCTGTACATTGCTCCACCGATACGGATGAGAGCCTCGTTTCTGTCAACGAGCATGGACGGAATGTTTGATTGACGTCTGTTGCTAGTCTTCGGACCCGAAGAACTCATGATCGAGCGAACACTTGGTCCTCCAGTTGTACCTAGTACACCTGCCGTCGTCTCATTGTTTGGCTTAGTTGTGTCTATGAGAACAGGGTTGTCGTAGATGTTACCTCGACCTGCCTCTTCATTCATTCCAAGCGCAGGAGGAGTAGTCACTACATTGTTAACTGTATTCTCTGCAGCCGCTAGACTTCCTTCACCTGCAGCCGGAGCATTCATGTTGTTGTTTAGCACTGGACCTTCAAATGGCTGTCTCACGTTTGCTCGAAGCATCGCTTGTGCGGTTGGATTACCTGCATCTGCAAGTTGCTGTAAGGCTGCCGGATCCATGTTTGCAAACTGTGCGTCGGATCTGGTGTTGAAATTCTTCGTTCCTAGGACCCCAGTATCCATGTTCACATTGTAGTCTTCTTGAGAAACTCTGTTTGCAGCGTTCTCGCCTGTTGCTTCTGCCATGAAGTCGTTAGGGCCGTAGTCTTCGTAGCCTGTCAAAGCCGGACCAACTTCATTCTGCGTTTGTTGATTTAAAACAGGTGCAGATGTATCTCCATAAAGAGAAATAAAGCTGTCCTTCATATCTTGAGGAAGGTTCATCCACCACTCGTTTGGGTCTCCAGTAACTTGAGGGCCTATAGCGTACTGGAATTTTGGGTTATTCTTAATTATGTCCCACTGTTCCATCAGACAAAGCCTCCCAACCCTCTACCACCACCGAAGTAGCCGTCAAACATTCTGCTTTCGCCTAAACCGTCAGGGAAATACTTGTTCTGGAAGCCAAAGCCTGACATTGCACCGCCCATAGCGCCCTGATAGGGGTCTACTTTGTTGACCTGTGCTCTATTAGAAGTCGTACCGCCTTGAGCAAGTATGCCTTGACCGTATCTTTCGCGCATATCGAACTCGAAGTCTCGATCACGCTCGAACCTGTTACGCATATCGTCTAAGCGGTTCTGTTCTTGCTGTTGTAGGAAGTTTCCGGCGTTCATTCCAAAGTTAGCACCCTCACCCATGGTATTCATGCCCATGCCGTATGCGTTCATGATGCCTTGGTTTGCTTGTCCGGCTGCATTTAGGGCATCTCCTCGATCTGAGAACTGCCTTGCTTGCTGTTGAAGGGATCTATCGATCAGTTGGTTCTGTAGACCTGTTCGAACATCAGACGCACGATCATCGAAGTCGCGTCTAGCGATGGCATCAGCCACACCTGCACGACTTGAGTTCATGTTTCCGGTGCCAGAGGCCGAAATATTACCCTGTCGAAGGTTTTCATCTAAGTTTCTTCGGCTATCACGAAGGGCTACGTCTGCTAATGCGTCTACATTGTTGTTGGCGTAGTCCATTGCAGTCGCCATGCGGTCTTGACCTGCACTATCAGCCATTCCCATGTACTGGTCGTAGAGTGCATTGGCATTTCCACCGAAACCACCAGTCTGTGCCATGATATTGGCACCTTGGTTCTGCATATTGTTACCAAATTGGCCCATATTGTTGGCTGTACCAACGCTAAACTGGTTAGGGTCGGCTAAAGTTTGACCTTGGTAGTTGCCTGTCGATAGCACTCCCTGCAAAGCACTGTCTGCGCCTTGAAGGTTGCCCTCAACGTAGGGTTTATACATGTTGAAACTTGCCATATTAGCGGCGTTTGCTCTATCCATAGCTTTGGCTTGCTTATTGGCCCCCATAAGGCCCATAGCGCCGCCTATTATTGCGCCCCACATATTCAAATTCCTTTCTATGTTATGTCGATGGATCGCCAATTGGCCCCATCGTAGACAACTAAACCGCTGTATCCTGTTCCGGTAGGGTCCCATGGCGATATTGCATATCGAACCATGCCCTTACGTTTACTTTCGGGTTCTTGGTCAGTCACACTTATTGCTGCGTCTGTTAAAGTCCTTATTGCCGTCTCTATTTCTCTAAGTTGGTCTTGGACGTAAGGACCTAGTTGTTCTGGGTTTATTGTTGGTGTTGGCCTTCGAACATAATTCTTAACCAAGACATTGAGTAAGTCAGAGATAGCCATTTAACTACCTCCTACCTGTTACAATCACATCCACATCCATACCAGAGAACGAAAAGTCCTTCAGTGTAGGCAACGCTAGTTTGTAACTGAGGTATCTACCGGAGATGCGAGTGTTTACTTTATACGCTACGTTGGAGTCGAAAGTTACCGTGACATCATATGTTGGTGTAGCCGTTGGGATGTCGGCAGCGCCAAAAGTAAACTCAAAGTTACCATCTGAATTAGGTGTGTTCATCTGTGGGTAGAACGTATTGATCACTTTGTAGCCTGATAGCGGAGTCCCTTGTTCGTCCAGATCTATGCCTGTTCTCTCTAGGAAAGCAGGTTTACTGACGTCTGTGTCAGTTCCTTGTGTCAAAGATCCTAAGTCCTGCAGGTCTAGGCCGTACAAAGTAGAGCGTAGAACACCGCTTAGAGTGTTTTGTACTGTTATACTGTTTCCCATTCCTAAATGGTTTAGACAGCCGTATGAGACAGGGCCAACATCGTTTTGACCCATCGTTAAAATTACAGCGCCACCTGCATTTCCATTAGATCCTTGGAAAGTTACACCCACAGTGTAAGGAGCGCTAAGATTATCGTTGCCATCAAATAGACGGAATGGGTGTCCCATCATACTCGAGTCGCTGACATCGAATATATAGGTTTGACCTTTTTGTAATGTGAGTGTGGGCTGCTCGACACCATCGATATAAAAAGCATTGCTGCTTCCTGCACTAGTGTTTCCGGCACTTTTAGCTGCACGAGTTACAACAAATGTTATAGCTGGAAATGTCTTCTTGGAAAACATTACGGCATGGCGTTTGAACTCTGACTCTTGGCTTAAGTATGTACCGCCTGAGTTTGCATAAGTTATACTCGGATCTACTGACGCGTAGGAAGTAACTGATTGAATGTTGGCAATACCACCACCTACTACATTAGGTAAATCTTGGAACGTCCAAGTGTCCTCTTTGTAGTTGTAGACGGCTGCTCGATTACACTTGTCTCCGTCTTCGAAAACAGCAAGGTCGTCGCCTGAGTGATAACAGAAGTAAACTTCTTCTAGGGCTGCATTATGCAACACAAAACACTGGCCCTTCTTGCTGTAGTCAATACCGTTGAAAATGTAGTCTCGGACCCGACCATCGCAAATAGACTGCCTAGAGTTTCCATCCGTGACGTAGATGTCATCGAAGTCGAACACATAGTGCTTGCCTGTCACTTCAACAATGCAGTTCTGGCTCATGGCACCTGCGTCATCAAAAAGTTTACGAAAGTTGAATATGAACGAACCGCCTACAAACTCCATCATCCACACTTGGTCGGACGAATAGATCAAGAAGTTGGACCCTAAAGTGGCTCCGTCAACTATAGGTGTCTTCATCTGTACGAGGTCATTGAAACCTGCAGACTCTGTCGTGTCTGTTTCATCCCATGTACTTGGTACTTGGTTCGACAGAGTGGTGGTACTAAAGCGTACCCTGTTTCTGTGATCGACACCGCCTTCTGTGGTGTTCAATGCAATCAGGAAGTCACCAAAAGATCTGATGGCTTTTGTTCTTAGCGTCGAGGGCCAGTTTGGTAGATCAGTGAAGTTATTAGCACCGCTAGTTCTGTGGACAGGTATCTTGTCACTTCTGTTTACATAGACGACGTTTGCTAAGTTAGTTGCTGTCAGTTCAGTCAGGTTCGATTGGACAGTCCCAGTGTGTCTCTGTGTATAAGATCCATTGCTGTACTCTTGTATTGTGAACTGATCGTCAACTACGAGAACAGTATCGTAGCCTGTGGATGACTCAATGCCATACACAAACATAGGATTGTCTACTTGGCTGTTGGGACTGGCGTCTCTGAAGACTGGGCCTGCGCTCACTTTGCCTTCGTTAAATCTAATGTTCTTGCCTCGGGTGAAGCCGTTGATCGGTAGGTTGTAGGGGTCAACGTCAGTGACCACACCTACAGACCCAAGTCCTCGGATTGGTAAGTTAGGCACTACACCCTCCTCCATCTATTGTTGATTGTTGGACCTAGACGTCCTCGGCCCACTTGTAACAGGTGTACTGTCTGATGACCCAACCTTGCTGTTCGATCTGTACAAGCCCACCAAATAGACTAGTGATACACGCCTGTTCGTCTGTGAAGATCTTGTGGTTGCCGAAGGTCTTGCACTCGCTTGCTGAAAGCGAACATGCGAATATTATGGCACTAAACATCTTATGCCTCCTTGCCCATCCAGATAGCGAAAGCCCCTGTTGCGGCTCCCATCACTACGGATACTAGGGCTGACTGTTGTGTCGTTGGTTCTGGAAGGTTCATAAACCACTCCACCACCCTCCACGACATGACTGTAAAAGCAATCATCATGAACCGAGGCCATATCTTCCAGTCATCTAAAAAAGTTCTAACTCGTTCTACCATGGCACTAATTCTCGAATGCGTCAGAGAGGAGAATGATCTCCAGTTTCTGTACGGATAGCTGAAGTTCGTTGGTGGTCTTTATGTTCCAACCAACAAGCGCGAGTATGGCAGAGGCCATCACGCCGACTAATAGTTTACTGTCCATGGCGCTATGTCTTCATAACGTAGCATAGGGCATAGTACGGAGGTCTGTTCTCGTGAGACTGACCGCTACCTGCAGAGTTTGTCGTACCAGTTCTATTGCCATTCGGGTCCCAAGTCGTCGCGTTGAAATCGATGTCAATTCCGGGCGAAAGTGCTTGCTGTAGAACGTACAGATCTGAGTATGTGTGGGTGTGCGAGGGCATCTGTGCGGCAGTCAACGTAACGCTGCTTGAGCCGCCTGTGTTGCCCACTGCATAACCACTACCTGCACCTACCACGAACCTATCTCGTAGGTCTGGAGTACTGTTGTTACCGTCGCATAACACATAGCCGCTA